GTCCGAGTCTGATTCCGACAACTTCACCAAGAACCTCATCACCCTGCGCGCCGAGCGACGCCTCGCGTTGACCAGCGAAATCCCGGCTGCTATCCGTGCTGGCGATCTGACCCCGGCATAAACGTAGTCACTCAACCCAAAAGGCCCGCTTCGGTGGGCCTTTTCCATGGAGGGATTACATCATGGTCAAAATCAAATTCACCAAATACGGTGCCAACAGTGCCTTCGGCGGCTTTGCCCCGGGCGACGTCATGCGCTGCGCGCCTGACATGGCAGAGCACTTAGTAGAACAAAGCGTGGCCGAGTACGTCAGCGAGCCTGTGTCCATTCCAGAAGCCGAGCCCGTGCGCGTATCGGTTCCGCGTAAAGCCAAGGCGAAGTAATGGCATTCGTCGCCCCCCAGGCTGCGGCAGACCATCTGCGCGCCGACGTAGCCGACCCGCGAATTCCCCCCTTGCTGGCTGCGGCGGAGCGGCTTGCCGTCGAGACGCTGGACCGCAACATCTACGCGACCCAGAGCGCGCTTGATGCCGCCATCGGAGCCGCTGCGGCCGCCCTCGCCACGGCAAAAGCGGCCTATGAGTCAGCCATGACGGCAGCCGCCCTGCTCACGGATACAGAATTGCGGGAGTCTGCGCAGGCAGCCGCAAACCGCCGCTGGATGAATGCCGTCGCCGAGCACGAACGCACCCAAGCCGGCAAGATTGTGAACGACACCATCAAAACCGCCATCCTTTTGCTGATGCAGCAAATGTACGAGGGAGGCGACACTGACAAGGCAGCGCTGGCGCTGCTTGGTCCGGATCGAAGGCTTGGGCTGTGACGCTCTCCCACAAGCTCAATCGCCTAGTCACCGTGCAGTATCTGGAAGCCGGTCAGGATCAAGCCGGCCAGCCGGTCGACACATGGGCGGAGTTTGCAACCGTGTGGGCCTCGATTGAGGATCTCACCGGGCGCGAGTTCCAAGCAGCGCAGGCCACGCAGAACGGTACCTCGACGCGCATCCGTATTCGCTACCGCGAGGGCATCGAGGCACAGATGCGCGTGGTTCAAGGCGCTCATGTGTACGACATTCAGGCCGTGCTAGATCGGGACGGGCGCAAGACGGAACTGCAGCTCATGTGCCGCCGTGGGGTATCCAATGGCTGACTTTCTGCGCATCAACGTTGACACCACAAGGGTAGAGCAAGCGCTCGACCGCATCGGCGAAACCGCCGTCGCCATCGCGCGCCCCGCCGCGCAGGCCGGCGCGCAAGTGCTTTACGACGAAGTGGTGGAGCGCGTCCCCAAGAGCAAAAAGGCGCACATCTTTCACGGCAAGACAAAGAAATATTTTTTTACTCCCGGCACGCTGCGCCGAAGCATTTACCAAGCCTTCTCGGCGGACCGCTCCAGCGACACCCGCGCCACGTACCACATCTCTTGGAACCACAAAAAAGCGCCCTACGGCTACATGGTCGAGCGCGGCACCAGTCGCGCTGCGGCAAAGCCCTTCGTGCGCCCCGCTTTCGACGCCGCCGCACAGCGCGCGCTCGAAGTCGCTAACGACAAGCTCGTCAAAAGCCTGCGCGAGGTACTGCCATGAGTCTGGAAGCCAATGTCTTCGACGCTTTAAAAGCGCTGGTGGGCAACCGCGTCTATCCCGACGTCGCCCCCGCCGGCACGGATACGCCCTTCATCGTCTACCAGCAGGTTGGTGGCGAAGCGATCAACTTTCTGGAAGCTGGCATGCCGGGCGTGCGCAACGCCCGCATGCAGATTAGCTGCTGGGCACAAAGCCGGTTGGCAGCATCCGCGCTCGCCCGCGCCGCTGAAGAAGCCATCGTTGCCGGCAATCTCAAAGCCTTTGCCATCGGCGCGCTCACAGCCGTCCATGAACCCGACACTGGGCTGTACGGAACGCATCAGGACTTCAGTATCTGGCATTGAACTTCCGCCCTCGGGCAACTGCAACTGGCCGCTAATGCGGCCTTTTTTTTGTCTTAACGAAATAACCGGCCGCTGATGCGGCCTTTTTTTTTGTCTTAACGAAAGGCTCATATCATGGCTGTGAAACTCCCTAACGGCGGCACCTTCGCAATCGCTTCTGCCTACGGCTCCAGCATCACCATCACCGCGCTCAGTAACGCTAACCCCGCAGTGGCCACCGCCACCGCTCACGGCCTGTCCAACGGCGACATCATCGAAGTAAGCTCGGGCTGGGCAAAACTGAACAACCGGCCTGTTCGTGTGGTCGGCGTGACCGCCAACACGTTTAATCTGGAGGGCATCGACACCACCAGCACCACGGCCTACCCAGCTGCCGGCGGCACTGGCACCGTGCGCAAGGTCAACACCTTCGTCCAGCTCGCACAAATCCTGTCCACCGCCACCAGTGGCGGCGAGCAGCAGTTCACGACCTACCAGTTCCTCGAATCCGACGAAGCCAGCGAAATCCCCACCAACAAGAGCCCGCGCCGTCTCACGCTCTCGCTGGCGGACGATCCCACGCTGCCCGGCTACATCGAGGCGGCTAAGGCCAACGAAGACAGGCTGCAGCGCGTGATTCGCTTCTCTCTACCAAACGGCAGCGTGATCTACTACAACGGGTATGTTTCCGTGAACGAAACCCCAAGCACGACGCAAAATGAGCTTATGGCGGTTGAGCTCACGCTCGCCCTGCAAGGCCGCGCCACCCGCTACGCCGCGTAATCATGGCCAAGCTACAACTCAAGCCGAATCCCACTTTCCGCGCGAAGGTGGCGATTCCTGTCGCCGGCGGTGACGCGGTCGACGTCGAGTTCACGTTCAAGCACCGCACGCGCGACGAGCTGCAAAAGTTCATCGACGACGGTGTAAGCGTGGAAGCCGAGGACCGCATTCTGGCCATGGCGGAAAGCTGGGATCTCTCCGACCCGTTTTCTCGCGAAAACGTCGCCGCCCTGGCACAAAACTACATTGCCGCACCCATGGCGATCTTCGAGACGTATCTCGATGAGTTAGTGAAGGCCCGCCGAAAAAACTGATCGAGGCGGCTCGCGCCCTCTACGAAACAGCGCCATCTGAAGCTGAAGCAGCGGAGTTCGGCTTGACGCTGGAAGAGGTGAGCGGGCCGCCTGTCGAGGTGTGGCCGGATAACTGGACGGCGGTGCAGACATTCATTGCGATGAGTACACAGTGGCGCGTCGGCATGGCTGGCGCGACGGGCTTGGATTACGGTGTGCTGCCGGCTGTGCTGCGGTTGACTGGCGTTCCTGTCAAGGAGCGTTCCCAGGCGTTCGAGGGAATCCGCGTGATGGAAGATGCTGTGCTGGATATGATGAGGAGCCAGAATGGCAGGTGACCTGAAAACACAGATAGAGATTTCCGCAGACTCCTCCGGCGTCGAAGCTGGCATAAACAAAGCCAAGCGCTCCTTAGCGGATCTGGGGGCCACGGCGGCCAAGGCTGGCAAGCAGGCTTCGGAAGGCGTCGAGGCAATCGGCGAGGGCGGGCAGGAATCGGCGCAAAAGCTGGACGCGGCCACGCGCAACATCATTGGCTCGATACAGCGCACCACTGCCGTAGTCGAGGCTGGATCGCGGAGCAACCGGCAGTATTTCGAGGTGCTGGCAGCGCAACGCGGTGTCAACACCTCTACGCTCAAACCGTATCTGGACCAACTCGATGCCGCGAATGCCAAACAGGCAGTCGCGTCTCAGTCTTTAGACAAGATCGGACTCTCGGCCAACCAAACCACTGCGGCATTGCGCCAAGTCCCGGCGCAGTTCACCGACATCTTTGTCAGCTTGCAGGGCGGGCAATCGCCGCTTCAGGTATTTTTGCAACAGGGCGGGCAGCTCAAGGACTTATTCGGCGGCATCGGTCCTGCTGCGCAGGCGCTAGGCGGCTACATCCTTGGCCTCATCAACCCATTCACCCTGCTTGCAGCTGCTGCGGCTGGGCTGGCATTTGCGTACAAGACGGGCAGCGAAGAGGCGGACGCTTTCAACCGCGCACTCATCCTGACCGGGAATGCTGCCGGTCAGACTATGAGCGGTTTGGCAGAGATGGCGCGACGCCTTGATGGCGTTGTGGGAACGCAGTCAGAAGCCGCCGCCGCTCTTACCGAATTCATCTCAGCCGGTGCTACTGGCGCCGATAATCTGGAGCGATTCGCCGCTACAGCCCTGCGGCTCGAAAAGACTGCTGGCCAAGCGGTCAGTGAGACGGCTAAGCAGTTTTATGAGCTTGGCCGCGCCCCGCTGGAAGCGAGCGTCAAGCTCAATCAAGCGACCAATTTCCTCACCATCTCGCTCTACGAGCAGATTAAAGCCCTTGAAGAGCAAGGGAAAACGACTGAAGCCGCTACCGTCGCGCAGAAGGCGTATGCCGACGCCATGGACTCCCGCACCGGGGACATCGTTGCAAATCTTGGCTACATCGAGGCGGGATGGGCCAGAGTTACCAAGTTGACCAAGGAAGCGATAGACGAAGTCAAGAACTTTGGTCGTGCGGCAACGAGCGGTGACAAGATTGCCGAGTTGAGTGAGCAGATTGCACAGTCTCGGGCCAAGCTGGAGCGGCTTCGTTTACTAGGCGGTGGCAAGGATGCGCAACTTGCAATCGCTTCGGAGCAGGCGCGTCTAAATGCCGCACTGCAGACGCAATATGCGCTGCAGGAAAATGCTCGTCTGCAGAGCCGATTGGCATCGGATGAAGCGAAATCCGCCGCCCAAGCCAAGGCCCGTATCGATTTTGACAAAGAGGGCGAGAAATTCCTCTCTGACCGCGTCAAGATGGAGCGGGAGATTGCCGAGGCGCGCAAGAAAGGCGCGGCTGCCGGCGCGTCTCAGATCGAGATAGAGCGCCGCATTGCCGACATCACGGAGAAATATCGCGACAAGGGCGCGTCCCGCGCCGGCGCTCAGATCGGAAAGTCTCAGCTTGGCTTCGATATAAGCTCGATCAAGGCCGCGCAGGCTGAGTTGGTCGGCGCTTATGCCAACTCCGAGAAGATCCTTGAGGCTCAGCGCGCAACCGGCCTAGTCAAGGACCGTGAATATTACGAAGCCAAGCGCGCATTCATTCGTCTAAACGCCGAATCCGAAGAGCGGGCGCTCATCGCGCAGATTGACCGGCTGCAGCGTGAAAACGTGTCTGGCAAGGAGAAGCTGGACAACGACCGCAAGATCGCTGAAACGCAAACCAAGCTCGCACAAGTGCGCCAGAACGCAGTCGCCGAGCAGGAAGTGCTCGCCGAGCGCGAGCGTGGCGCTTTAGAGAAGATCCAGCGCGCTTACGAAGAAGCCCGGCGCGCCGCAGATTCCTATCTCGATTCCATCAACAAGCAGTTCGAGCGCAATCTCGCCGGTATCGGCCAAGGCCAGCGGTTCCGCGACCAGCAGTCCGGCCTCAACCAGATCGACGACCGCTACGAACAGCAGCGCTTTACGCTCTCTGGTGAGCTTCGCCGGGGCGACATCACCCCTGAAGAGTATGACCGGCAGCTCGCCATCATCAATGAGTTTAATGCCAAGGCCCGCCAGTCTTACGAGGACTACTACGCCAGAATTACCGAAGCGCAGGGCGACTGGCTCAACGGCGCGAACGAAGCCTTTAACAACTACATCACCAATGCAGGCAATGTCGCATTACAGACTGAATCTGTCTTTATGAACGCTTTTCGCGGCATGGAAGATGCCTTAGTTGACTTCGTCACGACCGGCAAGCTCTCATTCCGCGAATTTGCTCAGTCCATCATTGCCGACATCATCCGCATCCAAGCGCGGCAAGCCATCGCTGGTGTAATGGGCTCGATTTTCCCTTCGGCAGCAGCTACCAGCGCCGCCTCTTCCAGTGCAACAGCCTCGGCATGGAGTTCATTGGTTGGCGGAGGTCTTGGCTTACGTCCGCCGCGTTACCACACGGGCGGCATTGCTGGCGATGAAGTGCCCGCCATCCTGCAGCGTGGCGAAGGAGTGTTCACTGCGTCGCAAATGAAGGCACTTGCCCCGGTTAGCGATGCGAAGGCATCTCCGGTCAATGTCAGTGTGCAAGTGGACGCCAGCGGAGCCAAAGTCGCAGGTAATGCCCCGCAATCGCAGGAGCTGGGCCGCATGATCGGTAACGCCGTGCGCGAAGTCATCGTGCGCGAGAAAATGCCCGGAGGCATGCTGGCATGACCACCTTTACCTTCAGCCCCGACCCCGGAGCCTCCCGCACTATCCAGCCGCAGTTGCGCACCGCTGCGTTCGGCGACGGCTACCAACAGCGTGTGGGATTGGGCATCAACACTCTGCCGCGCAATTGGTCGCTTACGTTCACCCGCCCGGTCGCGATCATTGACGGCATCGATGGCTTTCTTGCCGCGCGCGCCGGGATCGAGTCGTTCGACTGGACGCCGCCGACAGGCAGCGCCGGGAAATGGATCTGCAAAAGCTGGACGCGCAGCGTGCCGCACCGCGACGTCGGCACGCTTTCTGCCACCTTCGAGGAAGTGTTCGGCGAGTAAGGCGCACCGCCCCGGCAACAACGCACAAGCACCGACCACACAAAGGCACATCACAAAGGCACATCATGGCGAAATTCGCGAATGCATCCGTACTCGAAAACGGACCCAACCACATCAAAGCCAACTGCAACAAGATGGCGCTGATTAGCGCCTACACCTTCGGCGACAGCTATGCCACCGTCACCGCTGCCATTCTCGCCGAGACGGCGATGAGTTCTTCGGATTTCACCTTAAGCGCCAGCGGCAATGACCGCGCGCTCGTCACCGCCGCCGGCAAGCAAGATGCCTCTGCCAACGCCACCGGCGCGGCCTCTCACATCGCGTTTCTCGATACGACCAATTCCGCAGTGCTGTGGGTAACGGAAGAAACCACTGGCCAGACCATTGTTTCCGGCAACGCCGTCGTCTTCCCCTCCCTATCCTACGTGGCCAAGCAGCCCGTCGCAATTTGATATCTAGGAGCCTGACATGCCAGTCAACTATTCAACCACCGTAAAGAACACCCGGATGACCGCTGTGCGCGACGCGATTGACGCCGGCTCGTCAGCAGGAGTCCTAGAGATCGGAACGACGAGCATGGCCAGCGTACTGGCCAGCATTACCCTAGCTGACCCTTGCGGCTCGGTTAGCAGCGGCGTGCTGACCTTCACGATGCCGCAGTCTGACACCAGCGCTGACGCCACCGGCACCGCCGCCGAAGCCCGCATCAAGGACAGCAGCGGCACAGTCATCATTTCCGGCCTGACGGTTGGCACCAGCGGCTCGAACATCAACCTCTCAAGCCTCGCCGTCACCGCCGGCGACACGGTCACTCTAAGCAGTGCCACCATCACCCACGGTTAAGAGCAGTCATGATCAAGATCGATTTCTCCTTTGAGACGCCCTACGGCGTGTTTCGCGACGCGATCTGGCTGCCGGCTAATCACGGCTTGAGCGCCGAGGAGATCGCAGCGCTGCAGCAGGAGCGTCTGGCAAGCTGGATAAACGCGATCAAAAACCCGCCCGCACCCGCACCGGACCTCATCGAGATCGAGGGCGTGCAGTACGAAAAAATCGCCTTTGACGGGCAGATCCTTCTCAAGCCGGTCGAGGTATAAATGGCAAATCGCTACTGGGTCGGCGGCACGGCGTCGTGGGATGGTACGGCAGGGACCAAATGGGCCGCTACGTCTAACGGTCCCGGAGGTGAGACCGTCCCGACAACTGCGGATGATGTATTTTTCGACGCCAGCTCTACCGGCACGGTCACCATCGCTTCAGGCAATACGGGCGCAAAATCGATCAACTGCACGGGGTTTACCGGCACGATCACCGGTACGGCGGGCATCACTGTAGCGGGAAGCATCACGCTCGTCGCAGGTCAAACTTACACCCACACTGGCACGGTCACAATCACGGGGACCGGCACACTGACGACAGCAGGAAAATCGTTTAGCGCCCTCACGGTGAACGGTTCCGGCATCACACTGACACTCGGAGACGCGCTCAACATCGGCACGCAAACGCTGACGGTCACACAGGGCACGTTAGCCACCGCTAATTACAACGTCACCGCCGGCGCTCTGTCGTCGAGCAATTCCAATACCCGAACCATCACCCTTGGTTCAAGCACGGTCACGCTGTCGAATTTCTCTGCTGTAGATTTTTCAACAGCAACAAACTTGGCGTTTAACGCCAATACTTCAACAATAACCTGCACCACGTATAACCTGACATTTAACGGTGGTGGGCAGACATTTTATAACGTCACGATTGGCAACACGCTCAACAACACGCACCTGATTCACGGTGCAAACACGTTCAACAATCTGACGTTTGTTGACAGAGCGAACAACGGCACAAACAGAGTTGCCTTTTCGGCCAACCAGACAATCAACGGGACGCTGACTGTCAATGGAACTCAGACGCTTGTGTATCGAAGGTTTTGGCTGCGATCAAACGTACCGGGAACGCAGCGCACAATTAGTGCAGCAGCGATCAACATCTTCGGAACAGACTTCCGAGATATAAATGCTGCCGGGGCGGCAACGTGGAGCGACAGTGCTCGTGCCAAATATTGGGGGGATACCGGC